TTCTGCGGCTGCGAACGCTTCCGCCGCGCTTCAAGACGCGCAGATCCGGCGGCAGTTCGCCGGAGATCCGGTCGGGCAGGCGGGCGCGCTCGCGGCCGCGCAGTTCAACAGGTCCGCCGGGGCGATGCGTGGCTCGCAGGACGCGATCCTGCGCGGGCAGTTCTCGAACATGCAGGGGCAGGTCGTCGCCGACGCGGAGGCCACGGCGCGGCTCAACGCAGAGACCGCCAAGCTCAACGAGACAATGAAGGGCGGCGCGAAGACGATCAGCGACGTCGAGAAGGAAGCAGCGCGGCTCTACGAGAGCACCCGCACCGAAGCGGAACGCTACGCCGCAGAGCTCGAGAAGGTCGAGGCGCTGTTCGCGGTCGGTGCGATCAACGGCGAAGTCTACAGCCGCGCGCTCGAGGATCTGAACGCTAAGTTCGACCCGTTCACGAAGCTGGTGGCGGGGGTCGCGAGCAGCATCGAGACCGAGCTCAACAGCGCCTTCGCGTCCGTCCTCAAGGGCACCGCAGATCTCGGGGACGCGCTCCTCTCGTTCGCCTCGAATGTGCTCGCCAAGGTCGCGCAGGATCTGTTCGCCCAGCAATTCGCGGGGCCGATCTCCGAGGGCATCAAAAGCATCTTCTCGGCCAACGGCAACGTCTTCGACGCCGGGGGCGTCACCGCCTTCGCCAAGGGCGGCGTCGTCGGCGGGCCGACGGTCTTCCCGTTCGCCAACGGGATCGGGCTCATGGGCGAGGCAGGTCCGGAGGCGATCATGCCGCTCTCGCGCGGCGCAGACGGCAAGCTGGGCGTCATCGCAAGCGGTGGCGGCGCGCCGAGCGTCACGATCAACAATTACAGCGGGCAGGAGGCGACGGCCTCGAGCGATGGCGCTGGGAACATCGTCGTCGAGATCGGCCGCGCGATCGCGCAGGACATCACGTCCGGAGGACCGACTTACCGGGCGATCCGCACGACCTTCGGGCTCTCAAACCGCTTGCAGCAGAGAGGTTAAATCATGCCGACTTGGCCGGGGACGCTTCCGCAATACTTCGAGGTCGGCGTGCAGGACACGCGACAGCAGGGCTTCATCCGCTCGCAGACCGACACCGGGCCTTATAAGCAGCGCAAGCGGTTCACCGCGACGGCGCGGTTCCTCTCCGGGACGATGCTGTTCACCGGCACCGAGCGCGCGACGTTCGAGACCTTCTACAAGACGACGCTCTCCGAGGGGACCGACGCCTTCGACTTTATCGATCCGGCCGACTTCTCGACGATCTCGGCGCGCTTCGTGCAGCCTCCGACCCTCTCGGCCGTCGCAGGCGGGGGCACCGCCGGGACGGCGCAGTGGCGGATCGACCTCGCGCTCGAGGTGCTCCCGTAATGCCGCGCACGCTCCCGACGACGGTCATCACGGCCGTCAACTCCCAGACGACGACGAGCGCGTTCCTCGTGCTGCTCGAGGTCTCGCACAGCGCGATCGGGACATTTTATTTCGTCAACAACACCGAAAACGTAACATCCGGCGCGAACACCTACGTCGCCTTCCCGTTCTCGGTCACGCTCCCGCCGGACGATCCCGAGCTGCAAGTTCGGGCGCGGCTCACGCTCTCGCATGTCACGAGCGAGCTCAACGTCCTGCGGACGATCGCCGGGCAGCGCGAGCGCGCGACCTTCTCGCTCAAGGTCATCGAGGCCACCGCGCCGACGGTCATCTTGCAGAGCGTCTCCGGGCTGGTGGCGGCATCGGTAAGCTATAACGCGGACGTGATGGACATCGATCTCACGATCGACAACTTTCTGACGGAGCCCTTCCCAAGTGCAACCTTCGCGCCTTCCAATTTCCCCGGCATCTTCTAACTGGTGGAACGCCTATGTCGGGATCCCGTTCGCGTGGAATGGGTCGACGCGCGACGGGACGTCGTGCTGGGGGCTCGTTTGCATGGTCTACAGCGAGGTCTTCGGGATCCGGCTCCCGCGCTTCGACGAGCTCGAGGAGCAGATCGAGGGCGGCGCGGAGAGCGTCGCGGACTTCGCCTCGACCGGGCGAGAGATCCCTCTCGAGGAGGCGCGCTCCGGAGACGTGCTTCATATGTGGGGGATGCACCGGGGAAAGCGGCGCGCGACCCATTGCGGGATCGTCACCGAGCCGGGCTTCGTTCTTCATGCGGAAGAGGTCGTCGGATCTTGCATTTCGCGCTATAAGGGGGACAACCGTTTCTTGCAGCGCGTGATCGGAGCTTACCGCCTTGAATGATCTGACCCCCCACAGAGAGAGCGCGCTGGCCGAATACATCGAGGTCACGCTGGTCTTGAACCCGCTCGCGCAGGGCGATCGGCTCGTCGTGCGCGTCTCGCCCTCGGGCACGCTCGCCGATCTGATCTCGGCGCTGGTCCCGGACGAGCTCGATCGCGATCATATCAGCGCCTTCCTCGGCGGTGATTACATCGAGCCGCAGCTCTGGTCGAAGATCCGACCGAAGTCGGGCTCCTCGGTCTATCTGCGGATGGTCCCGCAGGATCCGGTCTCGATCATCTCGATCCTCGCGACCGCAGCCGCTCCGACGATCACGACAGCGATCGGGCTCACCGCCGGGACGCTCGCCGCCTCGATCGCGGGCGCGGCGATCTCGATGGCGATCACTTACGCCGCCTCGGCGCTGATCGGGCCACGGCAGAGCCAAAACCGCGCCGAGAGCCCGACCTATGCGATCAGCGCGGCGCGCAACGGGATCTCCCCGTTCCAGACCGTCCCGGTCGTGCTGGGCACGCACCGCATGGTCCCGCCTTACGGCGCGGCACCCTATACCGAGGTCGTCGGGAACGACCAGTTCCTGCGCTTCGTCCTGATCTGGGGCTATGGGCCGGTCTCGGTCTCGCAGATCAAGATCGGGAACACTCCGATCGAGGATTATATCGACGTCGAGACCGAGCACGACTTCGCGGGCAGCGCGTCGACGCTCGGGCTCTATCCCGGCGACGTCTCGCAGGAGGATCTCTCGATCCGCACGACGACGACCTACGTCTCGCGGACGACCGCGCTCAACACGACCGAGATCGGGATCACGATCACCTTCCCGTCTGGGCTGTTCCAAAGCACATCGAAGGGCCGCAGGAACGCCTCGGCGCGGATCGTCGGGGAATACCGGCTCGTCGGCGCGGGCTCGTGGACTTCTTGGTTCGACGAGACCTATACCGACGACACCGCGCAGGTGAAGCGCGTCTCGCAGCGCAAGACAGGGCTCACCTCTGGGCAGTATGAGGTCCGGATCAGGCGGTTCGCGGCCGAGGAGAACCTCACGAACGACCGGATCTTGGATCGAGCAGATTGGACAGATCTGCGCTCGTTCAACACCAACACGCAGCCCGTGCTCTTGCCGGGCATCGCGAAAAGCGCGTTCAGGATCAAGGCGACCGACCAGCTCAACGGCGTCGTCGATCAGCTCAACGCGGTCGTCTCGCTCCTGATCCCGACGTGGAACGGCTCGGCGTGGACGACGGCGACCAGCGCGACCTCGAACCCGGCCGCGATCTTCCGCTATGTCCTCAAGGGCGCGCCGAACAAGAAGCCCGTCGCGGCGGCGAACATCAACGACGCCGCTCTCGGCGCGTGGTTCACCTTCTGCCAGACGAACGGCTTCGCCTTCGATCAGGTGATCGACTTCCAGCTCTCGGTCCGGGATCTCTTGCAGGACGTGGCGAACGCGGGCAAGGCGAGCCCGGCCTATGTCGATGACAAGTGGACCGTCGTCATCGAGCAGCCGCGCTCGACCGTCGTCCAGCACTTTACGCCGCGCAACACCCGGAACTTCGCCGGGCGGATCCTCTACAACGAGATCCCGGACGCGCTGCGGATCCGGTTCTTCAACCGGGACGCCGACTATCGCGAGGACGAGCGCGTCGTCTACGACGACGGCTTCAACGAGGCGAACGCGACGACCTTTCAGGTGATCGACCTCCCCGGCCAGACGAACCCGGCCAACGTCTACAAGCTCGGGCGGCATTACATCGCCTCGGCGCGCCTCCGGCCGGAGATCTTTACGTTCGAGGTGGACATCGAGCACCTCGTCGCGCTGCGCGGCGACTTGTGCAGGCTCACGCACGACGTGCCGGGGATCGGCCAGATGTCCGGGCGCGTCGTCTCGCGCTCAACGAATACGATCGTTCTCGACGAGCCGGTGACGCGCGAGGCGGGCAAGGTCTACACGCTGCGCGTCCGGGTGACGACCACCGGCGCGACGCTCGCGCTCACGGTCGCAGCTTCCTCGACGACCGTCACGAGCGACACCGTGACCGTGACGAGCGGCGGGACGTCGGTCGACGTCGGGGATCTCTACCAGTTCGGCGAGCAGAACATCGAGAGCCTCGAGGTGCTGGTCGCCGCGATCGAATACATCGACGACCTCGCGGCGACCGTGACGTGCGTCCCTTACTCCCCGGCGATCTATAACGCGGCGACGACGATCCCGCCTTACACGACCGCGCTCTCCGCGCCGGTCTCGGCGTCGTTCACCGGGCCACCGATCCCGAAGATTTCGCAAGTGATCTCGGACGAGACCGCTCTGCAAGTCACCTCGAGCGGCGCGGTCGTGCCCTCGATCTTCCTCTATGTGCAGCCCGGCAAGACCGCCAAGACCAACGACGGCACCGTTACCCGGACCGCGTTTTTCCAAGCGCGCTTCCGCAGATCCGGCTCGTCCGACCCGTTCACCTATATGCCCTACAGCGCGGTCGACACCCCCTACGTCCAGATCTTCCCGGTCGAGAGCGGCGGATCCTACGACATCGGCGTGCGCGCGATCGGGCCGGACGAGGCGACGACGAGCATCTTCGCTGACATCGCGAACCACCAAGTGATCGGCGCGAGCGCCAAGCCCCCGCAGGTCGACACCTTCTCGCTCAACACGATCGGGGAGCATACCTACGTCGAATGGACCTACCCGTCGATCGCGGTCGACGTGATCGGCTACGAGATCCGCTACTCGGCGAACCAGAACAACACGGCTTGGACCTCGATGACCGTGCTCTCGGACGCGGTCCCGCGCGAGGCGCGCTCGTTCACAGTGCCCAGCCGCTCGGGATCCTACGGCATCAAGGCGATCGACGTCCTCGAGAACCGCTCGGTCTTGGCGACGTTCATCAACGCCTCTCTCGAGGATCCGGCCGCGCAGAACGTCGTCGCAACGCTCACGCAAGAACCGAGCTGGTCCGGGACGAAGACGAACATCGACGTGATCGGCGGCGCGATCCAGCTCACAAGCGCGAATTACATGGCAAGCTGGGCGACGCTCGCGTCGACCCCGATTATCGGGTTCACCTTTGATACGGGTTACGAGGACGAGGGCTATTATGAGTTCGGGGAGACCGATCTCGGCGAGGTCTACACGTCTCGCGTGACCGTCGACGCCGTGGTCTCGACATCCGGCGGGCTCTCGACGATGTCCGGGTGGGTTACGCTCGCGGGCCTCGCGGATCTCGCAGGTGACGACACCGGCGACGAGGTGACGGTCGAGCTGCAAGTAAACTACTCGATCGTCGACAGCACGACCCCGGTCTATCAGGGGTGGCGGCGCTTCGTCGTCGGGGATTACACGGCGCGCCACCTAAAATTCCGCGCGGTTCTCGGAACCCGGTTCTCGACCATCACGCCGACGATCAGCGGCTTGACCGCCGTCATCGACATGCCGGATCGCATCGACTATGGGAACGATCTCGTCACTGGCGCGAGCACTTACTCGGTCGCGTTCTCCCCGTGGTTCAAGGAGCTCAGATCTGTTACTATCGCCGCGCAGAATATGGCGACAGGCGATTATTACACGATTTCGGGCAAGACGCGCACCGGCTTCGATGTTACATTCCGCAACAGCGCCGGAACGGCGATCAGTCGATCCTTCGACTATCAGGCGATCGGCTACGGCAGAGAGAGGGCTACCTAATGGCGCAGTATAGCTTCGGGACGATCAACCCGAACACCAAGAGCGGGACCGCGCTCGCGACAGATCTGAACTCATGGCGGGACGCCGTCAACTCGACGCACTCGGGATCGAGCGCGCCGAGCTACCTCGTCCCGGCAATGCTCTGGGCCGACACGACCTCGGCGAACTACGAGCTCAAGATGTATGACGGCGCGCAATGGATCAACGTCGCCGTCCTCGACGCGACAAACGACGTCGCGCGCGTCGCAGTCGACAGCGCGGAGACGAGCTACATCACGGCGACGACGGCCGCGCAGATCAAGCACGTTATCGCGAACGTCGACACGATGACGGTCCGGTCGACCGGCTTGCAGTTCAACATCGCCTCCCCGATCATCGGGGACAGCAACAACAACGAGCTACTCTCCTTCACGACGACCGCGAGCGCGGTGAACCAGATCAACGTCGCGAACGCCGCGACCGGCAACTCCCCGACGATCTCGGCGGTCGGAAACGACACAAACATCGGGATCACGATCGCTCCAAAAGGGACCGGCGTCGTCACCGCACTTACCGAGACAGCGGCGACCAACACCGTGATCGACGTTGCGAGGGTCGAGGCGCGCAGCTCCGGGACACCGGCAACAGGGATTGGCACCGGGCTGCTATTTGCGACCGAGACGGCAGCAAACAATTTCGAGATCGGCGCGCGCATCGACGCGATCACGACCGACGTCACCGCGGCCTCGGAGGACTTTGACCTCGTTTTTAGAACGATGGCGAACGGCGCGGCAGCGGCCGAGAGGATGCGGATCGGGTCGACCGGTCTTGTCAACGTGGCTTCTTTTGCGATCGCCGGGACAACCGTCACCGCGACGGCGGCGGAGCTGAACTTCGTCGCCGGGGTGACCTCTGCGATCCAGACGCAACTCAACGCGAAGGCAAACCTCGCCTCTCCTCCGCTCACCGGGACACCTACCGCGCCGACAGCAACAGCCGGGACGAACACGACCCAACTTGCAACGACGGCGTTTGTTCTCGCAAACGGCGGGGCCGTGGTGACTATCAACGTGCAGGAGTTCGACGCCTCTGGCACTTGGACCAAGCCCGCAAACGCGATGTACTCTGAGATTTTGGTCGTAGGTGGTGGCGCGGCTGGGACAACAGGCACCGCCGCAGGTATGTGTACGTCCGCCGGGACAGGGTCTGGCGGAAACGCTGGAGGTGCAGCCATACTCAGCAAGCTCGCAAGCGCATTGGGGGCCACTGAGACGGTTACAATCGGTGCTGGAGGCGCAACATCCACGACAACCGTTGGTGCCTCCGGGGGAACTTCGTCTTTTGGTTCTCACGCATCTGCAACTGGAGGCGGCAGCACTTCTGGCGGTTCTGGTTCTGGGACGGCAGTGCAGTCTATTGTGCCCCCACGGGCCTTCGGGAGCGGGGCCGGTCAGATTAGTAGCTCCAGCATATCGGGTGCCACGTCAGGAGCAGCATCAATTGCTGGCCCCGGTGGGGTTTCAGCCAGCGCTGGGTCACGCGGTGGTGGTGGCGGTGGTGGTTTCAACGCATCAAGCTTTGGCGCTGGCGGCGCAGGCTACGTCCGCATTGTGACCTATTGTGCATAAGGGAGGAAACACATGATTGCGCTTATTGACCCTCGTTTTGACCGTGTCTGCGAAGTCGCACAGGCAGAGTTCCCGGTGGCGGAGCCGTTGTTCTGGACGCCGTGCCAAGACGACTGCATCCCAGACTTTGACTATTGGAACCCGGAGACGCAGAGCATCGTCTATCCTCCGCGCCCAGAACCGGAGCCGCCGGTGGATCTGGTCGGAACGACCGTGGAAAAGTTCTGATGCAGATCATGAGCATCAAGCTCCCCGGCCCTTACGCGACCGTCTACACCTCGGATCACGCAGCGGACGAGGTGAAAGAGCACTCGCACGAATACGCTCACTCGTGCACGGTCTTGCGCGGATCCGTCCTCGCGATCTGCGAGGGCAAGGAGAAGACGCTCGCCGTAGGTCAGTCGGTGATCTTCCCCAAGGACAAAGCGCACTCGATCCGGCCGCTTTCGATCGACACGATCTTCGTCAACGCTTGCGCGGAAGTCTTGCCGAGCGAGGAAGCCGCATTTAGGGCGTTGTGACCGTGGATTATGAAACCCTCACAGCGGCGCACTTTCCCCTCCGGAGCCTCAAGCTGGCTCCGGAGATCAAGATCATGTCGCTTGTGAAGTCGGTCACCTATCCGGTCGAGATAACCAATGACAACGCGCCTTACGCGCTTCCCTATTGGCACTCTCAGGCAATGGCGCGGTTCATCTTGGACAACCCGAGCCTATTCGCTGGGCGCGCCGTTCTCGACATCGGCTGCGGATGCGGGGCAGCGTCAATCGCGGCTGCAATGGTCGGGGCGAACGCGCTCGCCTTGGACCCGGATCTGCGGTGTCTCGAGTTCACCGGCCGCAATGCAAAGGCGAACGGCGTCGAAGTCGGGTTAAGGTGGGGGAACCACAAGACGGAGGTCGAGGCCGACGTCCTTTTGGCGGGCGGGCTGTTTCACGAGCCGCATGGGGCCGAGGTCGCAGCTATGGCGTGGGCCAAGGCGAGCGTCATCGCCGTCTCTCGTTATAATTTGTGGAACATGCGAGGCTTCACCGAGGTCGCCGTGCACGAGTTCGGCCAGAGTAAGATCCACGTCTTCACGTCGTCCGCTTTTGAGGAGGAGCGCCTAAATGTCACCTGAAACGCTTTGGAGCCTCGTTCTCAGCGGCGCGCTCGGCCTCGTCGGCTGGATCCTCAAGTCGCACGTCGACGAGCTCAAACGCTTGCAGATCCTCCTGAACCGGACGCGCGAGGAGGTGGCGCGGGACTATGTGACCCGCGCCGACATGCACACCGACATGAACCGGGTCATCTCGCGGCTGGATAACCTCGACAAGAAGATCGACGAACTGATGCGGAGCTTGGCAAAATGACCGTGCCCTTGATCTGGGCGGGATACACCCACCTCTGGATCGAGGGCCGAAGCGTGTTTGTTAAGATCTGCCGGTATACTGCGGACGTAGCGTTGGCGGTTCACCCGCTTTACCCCTGTCCGCCCTTCTGGAGCCTGTGATGTTTGATCCAGTTTCAATTGGTATGGCTGTCAGCATCGGCAGCAAGGCGTTTGGCCTGCTGAAGCAAGGCATTGCGGCTGGCCGTGAAATCCAAGACATGGCGTCTCAACTGTCTGAATGGGGCAAGGCTGTTTCTGACATTGCCTACGCCGCTGAGAAAGCCAACGAGCCTCCCGGCGTGTTCAAGACGCTGTTCGGCGGCGGCAACCAAAAGAGCGCCATCGACATCTTTGCCGCGCAAAAGCAATGCGAACAGCAGCGCAAAGAGTTACGACAGCTTATCAGCTACACATACGGAAACGACGCTTGGCTGGATTTCCAGAACATCGAGCGCCGGGTTCGAGAGCAGCAAAGAGAACAGGTTTACCGCCGCCGCGAGATCATCGAGGGGCTGGTCGAGTTCGCGCTCTGGTTGGCGGTGATCGCGGTGACTATGGTTATATCAGGCGTCGGTCTGTACTTCTGGGGCCGCTATCTGGGGAGGTGGTAATGACGCTAGAACATTGGATATGGCCTGCCTTTGCCGTTGGCATCGGTCTGATCTTCTACTTCAGCGGTGACGGGTTCTACCGTTATCCCTGCCAAGACCCGGCGAACTGGTCTGCACTTGAGTGTCAGCCCCCGATCTGCCTTCGCACTAAGAACTGTTCTGACGATCTAACCGGAGGAGCTTCGCCATGAGCAAGAACGATCCTGACTTTCTCGAAGCCAAGCTGCGCTATTTTATTGGCGTGTCGCTGACCATGATCTTAGGCGGCAGCATCTTCATCATTCTTTACTCGCTGGTGTTCGTGACCCAGCCTCTGGGTGAGAGTTCAGAAAACGACCGGGCGCTATTCTCAATCCTCACGCCAATCACCTCGTTTTTAGTAGGCGCTTTGTCTGGGGTGCTAGCTGCGGGCAATAGTCGAAACAAGCGCGGCGACGACGAGCCGCCAACACAGGAGACGCCACAATGATCGGGATGAAGCTGATCGGCGCGCTTGTCGGGCGCAAGGTGAAGGAAAAGGCGGTCGAGGCCGTCCTCGATAAGGTGGATCTCCCGGAGCCGCTTGAGAAGGCGATCGAGGCTTCCGTCACCGGCTCCCCTTTGGGGATGCTGGGCAAGCTCGGGAAGGTCTTGAAGAAATGATGCTCCGGGTCGCAGCCGCGCTCGTCGTCCTCGCGGCTCCCGCGCTCGCGGAGCAATACAAGATCACCCGCGTGATCGACGGTGACACCGTCGAGATCGCGGTCGACTTCTTGCCGGATCCGCTCCCGCCGAAGCTCTCGATCCGCGTCCTCGGGATCGACACGCCGGAGAAGGCACCGCGCGCCCAGTGCGAGGCGGAGGCCAAGAAGGCGGCGGAGGCGAGCGCGTTCACCAAGAGCGCGGTCGCGATGGCGCAGAGCGTCGAGATCCAGATCGAGAAGTGGGACAAATACGGGGGGCGCGTCCTCGGGCACGTCCTCCTCGACGGGCACAGCCTCTCGGACATGCTGATCGGCGCGGGCCTCGCCCGGCCTTACAAAGGCGAGGCCAAGACCTCGTGGTGCGAATAGGAGATAGAACATGAGCCTGCTAACCGAAGCCCAGCTCGCGGCGATGATCCCGACGAACAAGGAGATCCCCGGCTGGTGCGCCGCGCTGAACGAGATGCTCCCGAAGTATGAGATCACGACCGACCGGAGGATCGCCGGGTTCGTGGCCCAGTGCGCGCACGAGAGCGCGGACTTCAAGCTCCTCGAGGAGAACCTGAACTATCGCGAGGCGACGCTCCTCAAGGTCTTTCCGCGTTATTTCGGGCCGGGCAAGCAGAGCGCGGCCGAGTATGCGGGCAAGCCCGAGAAGATCGCGAATTACGTCTACATGGACAAGCACCGCTCGGCCGGTGGAGCGCTCGGCAATGTGAACGAGGGCGACGGGTGGCTATTCCGGGGCAAGGGGCTCAAGCAGGTCACCGGCCGGGCAAATCATGCGGCCTTCGGGAAGACGATCGGCATGACCGCAGAGCAGGCGGCAGAGTATCTCCTCACCAAGAAGGGCGCGCTCGAGAGCGCGCTCTGGTTCTGGGGGTCTCGGAACCTGAACGCGGTCGCGGACACCGGCGACGTCGTGAAGCTCACTAAGATCATCAACGGGGGCGACATCGGCCTCGCCGATCGCCAAGCACGCTATGCGAAGGCGATGGCGGTCCTCGGGGGTAAGGTCGACGCTCCCGCGCCGACTTCGGCCTCTGCGGCCGCTCCTGCGGCGTCTACGACGCTCCGCGTCGGGTCTAAGGGGGATCTGGTGCAGCGCGTGCAGAAGGCGCTTGGGATCGCTGCGGACGGGGACTTCGGTCCCGGCACCGAGCGCGCGGTCAAGGCGTGGCAACAGGCGAACGGACTGACAGCGGACGGGATCGTCGGCCCGAAGACGCTCGAGAAGCTGATCGGCTGACGAAGAAGGCTCCCGGGGGCTTCCCGGGAGCCGGACCAGCCTCACGAGCTGGTGGTCTCTTGCAGCATCTCGGCCAGCGCGCGGATCTGATCCGCCTTGGCCTTCGGGACGATCACCTCGACCCGGATCATGCCTCGAGCCTCGAGCTCGGCGCGCTCTGCGCGCTTGCGGTCTCGGTCCCTGCGGCGGCGCTCTTGGATCTTGTCCATCACCGGAGCAGCTCGCGGCAAGCATCGAACAGTTCGTCCGAGATCGAGGGGTGACGGACGATCAGGCGATCGAACATCGACGTGATCCGAGCCTCGATGGCCGCGAGCTCGCGCTCGGCGTCGGACATGCCACCGGAGCGCGCGTCCTTGGCCTCTTGGTGCGCCTCGTCGATCCGCACGTCCGCGTCGTCGAGGATGTGGCGGATGTAGTCGATCAGCGAGCCCAGATCGTGCGCCTCGAGGATCCCGCGCGCCTTGATGTCCTCAAGCAGCGCGTCGCGCTCGGCGGGCGACCCGTAAAGCGCGGGCAGGTGATAGATCAGCGGGACGATCTTCATGGCAGCACCACCAGACCGACGTAGGTGATCGCGAAGATCGCGACCGCGCCGAGCGCGGCCTCGATGATGTCGCGCGCCGTGGCGCGCCGGAAGATTTCTTTCAGCATGGTCTCAGGCTCCTTTTTTCGCGCACTCCGGCCCAATGCCGGAGAGGATGCTTTCGGGGGTGGTCAGTTTACGGCCGCAGGCACAGCAGCGGCCCTCGTGGAAGATCGAGAGCTTCTCGGGGATCCGCGCGCCGGAGAGCTGCGAGAGCGTCCACGAGAGCGCCTTGAAGCTCTTGGCACCGGGCAAGCCCTTGGATCCGGCGATCAACGTCCCGCGATCGGCGCGGGGGATGAAGCCGAGGTATTGATAGTCCGTCTCGTTATTCTGGCCGGAGAGGACCGAGACAAAGAAGGGCGAGGTCTCGTCCTTCTGGCGGATCTTGTAGGTGAAGCGCGTGCTGGTCTTCTCGCTGCGAAGCGTGAAGACGGCGTTCCCGCCGAACATGAAGCGGAGCGCGTCGTTCGCGCTCTCGAGCGCGCCGGGGACGCGCTCGGGGATCTGGACGGGCTCGAAGTGCTCGATCATGGCCGGGCTCCTCACGCTGCGCGCTTCTGGGCGCGTTCATACCCGCGCCAAATTTCGCGGCGATAGCCCGGGGTGAGCTGCACCCACTCGTCGCGGGTCATCGCGCAATCTGGCGGCGGCAGATCCGGCGTCTCAGTCGCAGCGCGGTAGGTGAAGAATTTGTCGGTCATGGCAGGTCTCCTTGGTGGGTGGTGGTCTGGAACCTAGACATAGGACCGGTCCTCACAGGTTTCAAGACCGGTCCAGAAAATAATTTAGCCGAGATCCGCCCAGTTCGGGCCGACGCCGCCCTCGATCAGATTGTCCGTCGGCGCGCCGGGGAAGAAGTCGAGATAGGCTTGGGTCATGTCCTCGGCCATTGCCTTCTTGACGATCTCGGCTTGGCTCTCGAGCGCCTCGTCGATCAGCGCGTCGTGGATCGTCGCGAGGAGCATCGTGCGATCGCGGTCGAGCTCGCCGGATCCGCGCAGGCGATCGAGCGTCGCCTTGTGCCGGGTGATCGCGCGCGCCATGACCGAGAGCGCGGCGCGCTGCACGGGATAGTTCGCGCACTTCGGGAGATCCGCGTTCTTCTTGCCCAGATAGATCGTCCCGCCGTCGTTCATGCTCAAGAAGCCCGTGCTCTGGGCCTCCTCCTGCATGAGGAAGCGATAGGCGAAGGCGCGCGGATACCGAGCCGCCCAGAAGTCGATGTAGCTCTGGGCCTTCTCGAGCGTCGTCCGCATCGTGATCGACAGGCCACCGGCCGCGCTCCCGTAAATGATCCCGAACGAGACCCCCTTCGCCGCGCTGCGCGCCGCCTTGCCCTCGGGGGTCTTCTTGTCGATCTTGTGCCCAGCGATCACGGCCGCGACCTCCGAATGGACGTCTCCGAAGACGACGTCGTGCAGGAGCTGGTCGTCGCCGGACAGGAGCGCGAGCACGCGCATCTCGATCGCCGAATAGTCGTAGGAGACGAGGAGAGATCCGGGCGGCGCGATGAAGCTCTTGCGGACCCGTGTCTGATCGTCGTCGGACGCGAACAGCTTCTTATCCCGTGGCACTTGTTGCAGGTTCGGACCGGAGCTCGAGAAGCGACAGGTCCGCGCAGCGCCGACGTTGAAGCGCGCCCGGACCCGGCCGTCGGCCGATCGAGCGGCCGTGTCGATCACCGTCTGGCCGAAGCTCGAGATATATTTCTGGATCTTGCGATAGCGCGACAGCGCGTCGAGCGCGGTCTCGATCGGCGTCCCGGGAAAGAGCCCGGCCATTTTCGCGAGCGCCTCGCCGGAGATCTCGAGCTGGTTCGTCTTCTCGGTCTTCGGCCAGACCGAGAGCACGCGGTCCGGGAAGATCCGCGAGAAGAAATCCGAGAACTGGGGGTTCGAGTTTAGGTTCGCGACGTCCTCCTCGGGGATCAGGCTGCGGACTTGCGTCGCGAGCTCGTCCCGGATCTCCTCCCAGCGCCGCACCAGATCCCGGTGGGCGCGCCGGTCGAGCAGCATACCGGCCTCCTCCATCTCGATCACGCCGAGCGTCATGTCGTCGAGGAGCTGCGC